ATTGAGATGATTAATCAAAAGAATAGTATAGTGCAAAACTTTGAACAAGTCAGCACGAGGAGTTCCTTTGGTATCATAACGATCAGTATACTTAGTTATGTTTCCAGCACAGAAACCTTCACGACGATTGTGTTTAATCTTATCGAGGGTTTGTTCGGTTCCACCACCAGTCCGATCAACATAATGCTGACTATAAGTACCAGCAATATATTCTTCAAGTTGTTTTAGGATTTTATCTTCGTTGTATTTCCAGAAACCATTAGCATTTGTGTCAGGCATATTTACAGGGGTTTTGTTAATGTCAATTAGTCCAGTTTCTTCATTGAGTTTAATTTTAAACTCATTCATTGAATAAGGATATTCGTCCATAATAAGAGAAAAGAGGATTTACCTTTACCAATCATACCAAAAAACCAAAGGTCAGTCAATCATTTTTAGTAACAGACCAATCAATGACCGTTCGAATTTTTTGATTATAAGTCCAGACTGATTTTAACATACTAGAATCAATTCCATGTGCTTCCATCTGATTTATGAGGGAATTAAGATCTTTTGGAAAGCAGGTTCCTCCAAAACCACGATCATTATCAATACCAGGAACTTGTGTATGAGATTTTCCAATTCGACTATCGGATGTTACACCATCACAAACTACACTATAATTCATACCAACTACTTCACATAAATCATACATTTTATTAAAATATGCAACTTTACAGGCAAGAAAGGTGTTTGCAAAATATTTAATTGCTTCACTTTCATCCGATGTTGTAATGACACTTGGAATATTTGGAAAAATAGTTTGAAAAAAATTAACAAACTGTTGACAAAGATTTTTATTTCCACCAACAACATTTCTTTCAGAGTTTCTAAAATCTTCAACAGCATTTCTAGCAGTTAAAAATTCTGGATTATGAATAACTTTGTAATTTTTAGAATATTTTTTAGTTGTTCCAATTGGAACAGTAGATTTAATAATGAAAATACCATCTACAAGTTTTGGAAGATTTTCAAAAAAATTATCTAAAATTGAAAGATCACATTCACCAGTTGATTTCATTGGTGTTGGTAAGCAAACAAAAATAAATGCTTGTTTCAATACTTCATCTAATGTGTTGAATGATTTATTCTTATCAACATCAAAAACTTTACAAGATATTTTATCCCTTAAATTTTGATAAACTGCATTTCCAACAAATCCATTACCAACAATTCCAATCATAATACTATCTTACTAAACCCTTTAATTTTATCAAATTTTATAACTCTGTCAAATTTATCAATCAATTCGTCTGTCTTATGTGAAATCACAAATACATTAGCATCTTTAATCATATATTTAATAATTTTACTAAAGTAATCCGTTCCCATATTATCCAAAGAACTATCAAATACCTCATCTAAAATTAAAAGATTTGTATTAATTGAATTTTTCATTCTTGCAATTTCTCTCCAAGTAAACAAAATTGCAAGATTAATTCTCATTTTTTCTCCTTCACTAAAACTTTCATATGTAAAATCTTCATGGATTGGTGATTTTACAATTTCTTTAAATTCTTCATCCAATGTAAAGTTAATGTAAAAATCCATCATCTGAAGATACTTATTAATCTGTTGATTCATCAATGGAAGATACTTTTCAATAATTTTTGTCTTCACTCCACCATCTTTCATTAGAAGTTGAGCAAAATCAAAATATGAAATAGTTTCTTTATATTTTGATTTCTTTTTAAAATTATCAATTTGTTCTTTTTTTAATTTTTCTAATTTTTCATGTTCGGTATTTCTATTTTTAAGTTGTTCCGTGATGGTTTGAATTTCTTTTTCCAGATCTTTTATCTGCCTTCTAGTAGCATTAATTTTAATGTTATTCTGGGAAATAGTAGTTGTAAGTTTTGAAATTTCCTTTGAAAGAGTACTAAATTGAAGTTCTCTTTTTTCTTCCTCTTTAATTGCTTCTTCTAATTCGTTGTATCCAGTTTGCATCTCTTTTGCTTTATCTTGAGAATCTTTAAGTTTGTTTATTCTAAATTCTTCATCAATAGATTGAGTACAAGTAGGACATATCACATTTTCGTTAAAAAATTTATGTTCTTCAGTAATTGTAGATATTTTCTGACTGATTTTTCCTTTTAGATTTCCAAGTTTGCGAAGTTTTTCTGCAGATCCTGTTATTTTATCTTGTTCTTGAATATATTTACGAAGTGGATCTTCAAGAGAAGAGTTATGTCCCATAAGTTCATCAATCTCAGAATCTAAATCGGAAATTTTCCGATCATTAACATCAATCCTATCATTTCCAAGATTTTCTAATTCTTCAATAAACTCTTGTTGCATCAAAATCTTTTCTTCAATTGATTTCTCAAACAAAGTATATTCTTTAATTTTTTCATTAGAATTTCTTATCTTTTCTTTAAGAATTGAATTCATTAAAGAAAATATTTTAATATCCAATAAATCTTCTACAACTTCTCTACGATGTGATGTAGAGAGTTGCATAAAAGGAACAAAAGATGCACTACCAAGTATTACAATCTGCGTAAATGACTTGTAGTTAAGTTTTAGTACTGTATCCTCTAATTGTTTTTGTTGGTCTACTGTTGCTGCTGCTTGATTTTGTAATATACCATCAATCCAAATTTCAAAAATATTTGGTTTAATTCCTCTTATAATTTTATATTCTTTTTTTCCAATACTAAATTCAACTTCTACCAGACAATCTTTTTCATTAGTTGAATTTACCAACTGTGATTTATTGATTTTACGAAATGCTTTATTGAATAAACCAAAACACAAAGCATCAAGCATCGTGCTCTTACCCGAACCATTATGTCCAATTATTAAATTTGTTGTTGCTTCTGTAAATTTAATTTCTGTTGGAGTGTTTCCTGATGATAAAAAATTACGAAATCTTATTTGTTTGAACAAAATCATCTTTTCTTGGGGGAATTACAAATTCATCTGAGGTAATTATAACATAATTATATCCATACATTTCACAAGTTTTGATTGCTAATTCATCATCGACTTCAACAGTAGACATCTCTGGATAATCTTCTGCTTCTAATAACCCAGCATAACGTTCTGCGTCATCTTCATCTTCAAAAAGATACAAAGTTTTTTCTCCATCATCATCAATTACTGAATACGCACCTTCTTCTTCTTTTCCTTTTATTGCAAGTAAATGCATCATTCTACTTCCAAAGCTTCTTTATATACATCTCTAAGTATTTTTTTAATCATAGTTTTATCTAGATCAAATTCTGACTCTTCCACATATTTATTCAAAATTGATAAAGTATCTTCGGCAGAAATTTCTTCACAATTAACATCACCATCATTAATATCAACAATCTCTACTACTTTTAAATCCAATGGATTTGCTTTCAAAATTTTATCAATAAACTTGTCAAATTTTAATTGATTTGTTTTTTGACGAACTATAACTTTTATAATTTTTTCTTCTACGTATGATGTATCAAACTTTTTATAGTCAGTATCTTCATAATATATTTTTTCAAACATGTTATATGGATTTTTAAAATGTTCTAATTCATATGTATTTGTATCAAAAATATTAAATCCTCTGGTATCATTTACATCATTCCAAAACATTTGATATGGATTTCCAAGATAAAATATTTTTCCATCATCACTACGAGTATGATAATGACCAGAAAATACTCTATCAAATTTTTGAAATACTTTTTTGTCTAATCCTTCTTGTTGATATTGCCCAGGATAAACAGAAAATCCATTTAATTCAAGATGACCAAAAACAACTTTTGCTTCTGTTTCTTTAAGAAGTTCAAAAGTTTCTTTTTCATTATCAGAACAAATCCAAGGAAGCATCAATGTATTTAAACCATCAATACAAAATTCTTTAGGATTAGATATCGGTATTACATTATCGTATTGTTGTAATAATGCGTTAATAGCATTTACTTCATTTGAATTTTTATAATATGCATCATGATTTCCTACAATATTATAAACAATAATACCAAGTTTTTCAAATCTATCGTATACATTATTTTTTGCCCATTCAAGTGCCCAATAATCAACACCTTTGCGATTATCAAAAGCATCACCTAAATGAACTACTGTCTTAATATTCTTTTCTTTTAATGTGGGGAAAAACACATCATTATAAAATTTTGCAAAATAATCATGGAAAGATTTATTTGCTTTTTTAAAATTATAATGTGTATCTGTTAAAAGACCGAGTTTCATTGGCTCATTTTAATTTGAATATTATCCTTAATCGTATTATAGTCCGAATTGAATCCACTTTCATCAGAAGTAAATACTTCTTCAAATCCACTACGTTCAATAATTTTTTCTTTTATTTCCATTTGTCTTTTTTCTCTTTGAATTCTACGAAGAAAAGCATAGTATACAATCTGCGTAAAGTATGCAAATGGATTTGAACGTTCTACATCAAAGTTGTGAATATACTGAACACAATTTTCAATACCATCAGAAATCATATCTTCACGAAACATATAGTTTACAAAATTTGGACGATATGATAAATGAGTAGCAATTTTAAAAAAGCATTCACCAATATATTCAGGAATTCTTGGTTTTGTTAAGTTCTTTTCCTTTGCGGCATCCACTTTCATTTTATAAACAATTAAAGCTTCGTGAAAATCTTTGTTATTTACATAATGTGGATTCTTATTTGATTTATTCATTTTTGAACTTATATTTGTTCTTATTATATCACAACAATCAAGTAGTTGACAACTTTCTCAAATCTACTTATAATCACTCTGTTAGGGTTGAAGGATGGGGTTTAGCTATTAGACTTATAGAGTTTTTCTAAAGATATTCTGGCATCAGCAACTGAAGAAATATATCCCATATTTGGACTTATTTCTGATCTACCAGATTTTTTATCTTTATCTTTAATATATTTTTGATATATTTTTAAAAAAACTTTATCATTTACTTCTGTCATCGTAATAACTTTATCCATATCAACTATAAACATTTCATCATTTGTAAATTTCATCCAAGCATCTACTTTAAGTGCTTTCATTCCAGTATGACGAATTGTAATAATTTCCATTACAACTGGATTATCAAGAATTAAAATAATTTTTTCATTTTCTGTACAAGGACAAACTTTTGAAAATATTTCTTCTCCAGATACTAATTTAATAGACGCAAAAAATTCTTCTTCCATTATTGTTTTTCCTTAAAGTTAATTTGAATAATTTCATAATTAAAATGTTCTTCGTTATAAATTTTAATTCTTTCAATTAAATGATTGAGTGTATAATTTTTTCTTGATTTGTAAGTGGTGTCATCAGCAATATCATAAAGAACTGCTTGTGTTTTATTTTCTCCTTTTCGGAGAACTCTACCAATACTTTGTAAATTTCTTATTCTTGATTTGGATGGGGAAGCAAAAATAACATTATGAAGATTTTTAATGTTAATCCCAGTAGAGAATGTACCATATGATGCAACAATAATCGCATTATTTTCTTTTTCAGTAATTTCTCTTACGTTTTCTCTTTGTTCAGTATCCACTCCACCATGAACAAAAAATACTTTTCTTTCATTTGATGCTGAACTATTTATTAGTTCGTAAATTGGTTTTCCATGACTTTCAACACGATTAAAAAGAACCAAACTATTTCCTTTTAAATCTAATACAAGATTTTTAATAAATTTATTTCTTTTTTCATGAGTAATTAGATATTGAATTTCATCTTCATATTCATCAAATTTATGTTCATCATGTTTTAACAAAAGAACTTTAATATTTAATTTTGATAAATGTCCTTTTTCAATTAGTTCTTTTGTTTGAGTAACTTTATATGATGGTCCAAACAATCCTTCAAGCACCCACTTATGGGTCTGTGACCCGTCCAAGGTGCCTGTAAATCCATATCTATACTTTGTATTGTCCAACTTGGTCATAATGCTTACAAGTGATTTTGACTTGAACTGGTGTGCTTCATCACCAATGACTACATCAAAATCTTCAAAGAATTTTCGATTTAAATTATAGATTGATTGCCAAGTTGTAATAATTACATTTTTATCAGTAAATTTTTCTTTTCCTGAATAAATTTTATGGCAATAATCTTCTACATTCCAACTATAATCTTCAAAATCTTTATACATCTGTTCCACAAGAGATGTGGTAGGAACTACAAGAAGTATTTTTTTATCTTTTTCTGCAAAGTATCTAACAATTGAATAAATCATTAAAGATTTACCAGAAGCAGTTGGAGATATTAATAATTTACGATTATATTTTAAAGCATCATAAACTGCATTAATTTGATAATCTCTTGGTTCGTGTCTTGATATACTTTTCATATAATCAGAAACACCTTCATGAGAAATCATTTCATTTTCTTCAAATGGAAGACCATAAAATTTATTATCTTTAAATTCAACTGAATATTCACCTTTCTTTGCCCAGGATACTAATTTATCCAAAAGACCAATATATATTTCCCCATTGTGATTGGAATACAAACGTATTTTCCCATCCCAATGTTTATTTCTAAATTGGGGCATAAACTTTGCCCCAGGAACTTCAAAAGTGAAATAATCAAACAATTCTTGATGAATATGTGGTTCTGTTTCTACTTTCAAATATATTTCATTTTTCTTTTGTATAATAATATCAGTCATATCCTGCTGTAAATTTAAGAAACTCAATTGAGTTTTTGATTTGATAAGATCGATTTTGTATTGTTTTTAAAATACTATCCAAATAATTCAACATTGTTTGATAGTAATCCATTTTAGTTGCAGATTTAATTAGGTCACTATCTGCATCCATATACTTATCTATATCTGATTTTAAAACCTTATAATCAAATGGATCTTTTTTATAAACTTCTGGTTCTGCTTTACCAGAAAAATACATCCATTTATCTTTTTTTAATATTTTATAATTGTTTTCTTCTATTTTTTTTAAAAGACTTATATTATTATAAATTTTATAATATTTGGAATGCAAAGAAGGGATTTTAATAGATTCTTGATGTAAATTGTCTGGATCTATTTTTGAATCCTCTTCCCATAATGTTTGAATTTCGTCAATGTTCATCATATTAATGAAATAATATCGTAAATAGTATACTTGAATGATGCAGTAGAAACAACGTAATCTACATCTGAAACTTTTGCATCAAAAGAAATTTCAGATAAAGAAACAGGAAATAAACCTTTAAAATTTACCTGAACTATTGGTTTAAAATTGCTATTATAAACTAATAAAGTTCCATCCGACTCACCCGAAAAAGCAGTTTGTTTTCCTGGATTTTGTTGATCTTCATTTAATAAGTTTTGATATTCTCCTAAGTTATCTGGATATCCAAATCCTCTTAACCAATTATGAACAGTCAAATAATTTTCCATATTTTCATCTACAAAAAATCTCAAATCAAAATCTTCATAAGTTAGTTTATCACCAGGAATAGGGATATCTTTTAAATAACTTGGTTGAACTGCAACTCCAAGATTAATTCCAGGAATTCCTGTTGAATTTGAAAAAAAATCAATCTTTGGATATTTTGCTAAATTAAATTTAAAAACATTCGATGCTAAGTAATTTCGATTACTTAGTTGTCCTGACCAAAGAGTCTGAGCCATTTTTATTTCTATTTATTTCCATAAAAAAAGAGGGTCCGAAGACCCTCCAAAGTTTATGTGAACTAATGGATCACATTAAGTTGTCAACACGTACTCTTCTGTAGTAACGGTTTGCACTTGCCTTAAGTCTACCAAGACCTTGACCATCAGCAAATGAACCTTCCGCAAATGGGTTAGCAACAATACCATAACGAGTTTTGAAACCGATTTTTGGTTGGAAGCTGTTCTCACCAACGGCACGAACCATTTGGAGAGGAACATAAGGACAGTAGAAGAGACCTGCATCATAAGGGGAAGAACCCTTATAACCTACAACGTAGTACTGGTTAGCAGATACGTTTGCAGCATAAGGATCGATATAGACCTTATACTTGCCTTGAAGAACACCAGCAAAAGTATTGCCAGTATCATCAACGTTGAGGTTAGCATTGAGTGCTGGGGTGTAATCAAGAACACCTGCCATGGTGAGTGCCGAAGCAACGTCTGCCGAGCAGAGAATCATGTTACCTTTCCCTCTACGAGTTCTTTGTGCGATTGCGTTAGCATCACGCTCGATTTGGAAAAGAAGACCTTTGAACTTCTCAACTGACCAACGACCGTTGGAGTCAACGTCAAGGTCAAAGATACCAGCAGTTGCGGTATTGGCAGCAGCACCTTGCTCAGCAACCTTATAGATGGTTCTAATAACTTCTCTGTTGATTTCTGCGAGGATTTCAGTTGAGAGAATGTTAGCAAGTTCTGCTTCTGCATTCAGACCGTGGATTGCCTTGAGGTCTTGTGCGAGTTCCAATGAGTACTCAGCCTTGAGTGCTCTTGACTTTGCAGTAACAGTGACTTTCTCGATTGAGAAAGCCATCTGGTTGAA